GGATATTTATTTGATCAACAGGGATAATGTGGCATGGCTTGTTGCCTGGTATGGCACGCGTTTCCCTTTTGATACGGTGGTGATAGACGAGTTAAGTAGCTTCAAATCGCACAAGTCTACGCGGTTTAAGGCGCTTAAAATGGTGCGTCCTTTCATGCAACGTGTGATAGGACTAACGGGTACGCCTATGCCTAATAGTTTGTTGGACTTATGGAGCCAATTATACTTACTAGATCAGGGTAAACGCTTAGGGGATAGCATCACACAATATCAAAACAAATTCTTTAAAAAGGGGCGACGCTTAGGGGGTGAAAACTACCAGTTTGATGTTTTAAAGGAAAAGGAAAATGCTGATATCTTAGGAGAGGACATAAACACGAAAGTGATATTTGACACGATAGGCGATATCTGTATATCCATGCAGGCGAAAGATTATTTAGACTTACCGGAACGCATAGATATAACGGTACCGGTTATACTAAGTAAGAAAGTTAAAAAACTATATGATGAATTTGAAGAGGCGGCTGTAGTAGAGTTGTTTGAGGGAAAAGACATAACGGCGGTTAACGCGGCTGTGTTGTCCGGTAAGCTGTTGCAGTTTGCTAACGGCGCTATCTATGATGAAAGCCGGATATGGCACCCCATACACGATGAAAAGTTAGAAGTGTTAGAAGAGCTGGTAGAAGCAGCTAACGGAGAGCCAGTATTAATTTTTTATTGGTACCAGCACGATAAGGCCCGGATACTGGAAAGGCTGAAAGAGTATAAACCCGTGGAGTTGAAAGGGGCAAAGGAAATTATCGCTTGGAACCTGGGAAAGATACCGGTAATGTTGGCGCACCCAAAAAGTGCCGGCCACGGATTGAATTTACAGGATGGCGGTCATATATCAATTTGGTACAGCCAATTCTACGAGCTTGAAGTATATCTACAGGGACTTAAACGCCTGGATCGTCAAGGGCAGACCAAACCAGTACGTAATTACCGGCTGGTTGCACAGGGCACCATAGACGAAGATGCAGTTAAGCGCCTGGATAAAAAAGAAGATTCCCAAAACGGCCTAATGCACGCAGTTAAGGCCATTATTAAAAAGTATAAAAAATAAAACACATGGTACGCATCAACGAGACAATTAAAAACATGACGGTAGACCCGCTACCGCAATTGAACACGGACGGCCTCGAAGCCGCCGCCCGAAATTATGCAGCCGTATTTTCCAATGACACCGCTAACGCGGCCTCTTTTATGGGGTTTATGGAAGGTTACAGGGTTGGGCGGGGCTTTGTGATATCGAAGTTAGACGAGGCCGCCGATAAGGTATATACTACCGTTAAAGCCTATGAGCAGATGTTTAATCACTACCAGGCAGAACACGCAGCATTGGAGCTTCGCAATGGTGAACTACAGGAATGTAAAGCTACATGGTTAGAGCTGCAACAAGAAAATAAAAAACTGGCAGACACGTTACATGTTCACGCAGAAAACAACACTGAATTAGGTAGAAAGCTGCAGGAAGCAGAGAGTAACCACGTTAATAAGGATCTGCAGATTGAAATTAATAACCTGCGATACGATAACGAGCAAAAGCAAAAAGAGATTGAGCGGTTAGAGGCGATTATAGCCGCTGTAAATCTGGAAAAGCTCACCGCTTTGGACGGGTTAAGACTGCTGCAGGAAATTTTTCAGATCATCGGGCGTACCCGCGATAGAGAATTAATGCCGGGTTCACATCTGTATAAAAGGATCGACGGATATCTGGAATTGATGAAATAAAGCTGTAAATAGCTGATAAAAGTAAGAGTACCGGGTAATATATCCGGTACTTTCGTTATATTTACATAGGGTTAAACTTTAATACGATATCAGGGCCGTACAGGCATATACGTTATGCGGCGCCACAGTTAAAAACCTTTAGGGGCTTATGTCGTGATAGTTTGGCTTTAAACGATAATCTACAAATATGGCGTTAAAGCCTTAAAACTTATAGGTATGGCGGGTAAGCAAATAAACAGTATAAAAAGCGATAAACGCACCAAAGAGCAGCAGCAAGCGGACTTTTTGGCCGCGCTGCAGGAATACGCCAGCGTGTCGCGTGCCTGCAAACGGGTAAAGGTATCCCGGACGAATGTCTACTACTGGCTCAAACACGATCCGGCTTTTAAGGTTGGTTTTGACGAGGCGGCCGAAGTCGCCAGCTTTGCGTTAGAGGACGAAGCTATACGGCGTGCTTACGAAGGAACCAATAAGCCAGTATACCAAAAAGGTGAGCTGGTAGGATACATACGCGAATATTCAGATACGCTTATGATCGTGCTGCTCAAAGCTCGTATGCCTGAGAAGTACAAAGATAAATCAGCTATGGAGTTGGGCGGTATGGGTGGCAAACCTATTACAGTATCGGCTTTGGACGGTTTGACCTTTGAGCAGTTAATGAAATTGAAATATGGCAAAGATTACGATCAATACGCGCAAACCGAAGAAAGTACCGAAGAGTAAAGGCGCCCCGGTTATGACGACAGGACAATTTAAAGGGCTGTTTTCTGCTACCGTGGACGATATACCCGGTAGTAAGCTGGTGGACGTGCGCACACACATGACACCCGAAGAGCTGAACGAATTTGACGAAGCCCTGCAACAGGAAGGTATAACGCCAAAAAAAGTAAGAGCTTTTAAGGATGGCCCGGATACGCACACACCGGCATTATCGCCGGTGATTACACGGGAATACCTGGCAGACCTTAACGCCTTATTGGGTATAGCTGACGACGACGACGAACAGGCCCGCATAGCTTCTGAGGCCGAAGCCAAAGAGTTTAAGAAGCGGGAAAAAGAACTTTCAGACCTAGATAACGAAATAGGTAAAAGGCTATCCAGGCATCACTTTTGGGAATTTTGCCTGTATTACGATTTTGAGTTTTTTAGCCGCCGGCCCTTTCTAAAGGCGGTGGCTTTAATTTTTCAGTGGGTTTATACCGAATACATGGCCGGCCGCCCGCGCAGAGTATCGGTAAGTATGCCTCCCCGTGCCGGTAAAAGCTATATAACCTCTTTGTTCTGTGCATGGTGGTTGGGACGCCTTCCGACGCTATCGGTTATGCGTAACACTTGTACGGCGCGCCTGTATATGAAGTTTAGCTATGATGTGCGTAAGATTGTTAAAAGCGATAAGTACAAAGGCGTCTTTCCTGAAAGCCGGTTATCAGTTGATAAGCAAAACGTGGAGGGTTGGAACCTCACAGAAGCAAAACAGGTAAGCTATTTCGGTGCCGGCGTTGGTGGTACCATTATCGGGTTTGGCGCCAATATCGCTATAACGGATGATCTGTACAGCGGTATGGAAGATGCTTTAAGCGAAACGTACAACGAAAAGGTGCATATGTGGAAAGAGTCCGACCATGATAGCCGTAAGGAACGTAATTGCCCTGAAATTTTTATAGGTACCCGCTGGACGGTTAGGGATGTGATAGGTAAGGCCCTGGAAAGCGGTAAGATAGATAAAACCGTAAAGCAGCCCGCTTTAGTGGTGAACGAACGTGGAGACCTGGTTAGTTTTTGCGACGACGTTAAGACGACGGCGGAATACCTGGATATGAAGGAAAACACAGAAGAAAGTATCTGGCTTGCTGAGTGGATGCAGGAACCGATAGAAGCTAAAGGACTGTTATTCCCTAAATCCGGCTTACACTTCTTTAACCGTAGAAACGTTGATTTAACTAACCCCGACTTCAAAGCGATGTACGTAGATCCTGCCGACGAAGGTAGCGACGACCTTAGTGCTCCTTACGGTTATCTGATCGGCAATCGTATCTACTTACCTGCAGTGATCTACAATAAAGACAACACAGACGTGAACCAGCCGGTAATAGTGGATAGGCTCATAAAAGACAAGGCTAACGCCTGTGTTGTAGAAGGTAATAGCGCCTGGGCAATGTTTGGCCGCGCTATCCGTGCAGCCGTTCAGGAAGTAAACGCGGATTGCGAAATACGCATCATATCCAACAGCGTGAATAAGCATACCCGTATATTGGCTATGGCGGCGTTTATACGTAACCGTTTCTGGTTTGATGAAGATTACGAGAAAGACCCGCAATACCGGGCCTTCATGAAAAATCTAACCTCATATCTGAAAGAGGGTAAGACCAAACACGACGATGCCCCGGATAGCCTGGCAGGGTTAGCGCGTTTCTTTATGCGCAATTTTGATCATATATTTGGAGCTACAAGCAATAAACCGCAAGAGGCGGCGTTATAACCTTAAAATGTAAAGCTATGAACTGCAGTGACCTAAAGCCGGTAACGTTAGGGCCGTGTTCTGATACAAACATTAACCTGTGGGATTATGTGCGTGCTTTAATAGCGGCAAAGAAATCAATACCTTTAAATCCCACAGGTTGCCATTACGAACCTGGTTACGCCTCTAACGGGTGCATGGTGGAGGTTAGCACCGTGCCGGCGCTTGTAGGCGATACACACGGCCCGGAAAAGGCTTTAGCGTTAGCCGGTGTTCCTGCAGAAAGTGCGCTGCAGATATCCAAACTATTGAATGCCTTTGCAAAGAGTACCGGCGCCGACGCTTACGACTTAGCCGAAGCTCTGGTTAATGCTAAAGGTGCAAATCTTTTAAAGTTTAGCCGCACGCAGTTTAAGCAGATCCAGGTTTACCAAAGAGTGAGGGCGCGTTATCATGGTTAGCTATCTGCAGGTGATCGTATATCGGGTGCGCCTATTCGTTGCGCGCAGACGTATAAGAGCGTTAAAGCTATCAATACGTGAACTGAGGGCAGAACGTGAAAGGCTTTACCGGCTCATATGTTCATTGCCTGTAGGGTGCGACGAATATCATAAAACCATTATACGTATAAAAGCTATTGATGATCACCTGTACCTGATCTACCGCGCACATGCTTTTAAATAAATTTGGTATATACGTTATAATCCTTACATTTGTGACTAATGATAAAAAAGTTTATCATATACCTAACAGAAATACGCTGCAGTAATTGCGGCCGTCTCTTAGGAAAAATAAAGGGCATCGCAGAAATAAAATGCCCAAAATGTAACACCCTAAACACTCTTAGCACCATTAAGGCCAATACCGTTTAAACAGTTGGATATTTGAGGCCATGTAGTTTAAATGCGTTATGGCCTTAACGGTGTAGTAAAATAAATTCAGAGCGCCAAAGAGCGCCAGACGTACTAAGGTAATAAAGGCTTTGTAGACAGCTTGCTGCAGGAAGCCCTAACCGCGCGGTACGGCTGGCGCTCTTTGGCTTTATACCACCTAACTACATGGGAATAAAACAGGATATTGGTAAAGCACTTAGCAGAATAGGGCAGCGCATTAAAAGCGCCGGCGAAACATTCTACTCCCTTACCGATAGATCATTTCCGCGTTATATGATGGGTACTTACGGTACCAGCTCACCTAAGTGGTTAGAATTCCGCACCCGCGAAGATTACGTTAAAGCCTGGGAACAATGCCCGCCGCTGGCGTCCATCCTGATAAATAAAGCGCAAGCCGATATTAACGGATGCGTACAATTCCGCTACCAGGGTACAAAGGAACCGGTGAAGATCCCCTATAACGGTGCAGCTAAAAAACTTAAAAAGCTATTCAGTAAACCCAACCCCCTGCAGACCTGGCGCCAATTCCGCGCGCAGCAAAAGATATATCAACAACTTTTTGGCTTTTGCCCTGTTTTGGTGGTGAAACCTGCCGGCTTCAATGATCCCCTGGAAGCCACGGCCATGTGGAACTTACCACCCCAATACGTTAAGATCCATACTAGCGGAAAGCTGCTATACGCCACAACCATAAACGATATCATAGATAAATTTGAATTCGTTTATAACAACAAAACGGCCACCTTAGAAGTAAACGACGTTATACTGCTAAACGATCAGGGTATAAGCCTTACCAATGAGGTAGTACCCGATAGCCGTATACGTTCATTGGCTTATGTGATCAGCAATGTAGCGGCTATCTTCGAGTCGCTGAATGTGTTGATAACCAAACGCGGCGCGTTGGGTATACTTACCAACCGGGCGGAAGATCAGGGCGGCGCGATAGGATTAACACCTACACAGAAAAAGGAACTGCAGGACGACTTCAAACGCTACGGTCTTACCAAAGATCAATGGCAGGTGATCATAACCAACGCTCAATTAGAGTGGCAGCAGATGGCTATGCCGGTTAAAGACCTTATGTTACTGGAAACCCTGGCGGCTTCTACGCAGCAGCTTTGCGACACCTACGGATACCCTTTTGAGCTTGTGGGTAATATTAAAGGCGTAACCTTTGCCAATAAGCAACAGGCAAAAGTGATGTTATACCAGGACACCATAAAGCCCGAAGGCGATGCTGATTTTGAAGTTTATAACCAGTACTTCGGATTGCTGGATAAAGACAGCGATACGGCCATAGAAATGTATTATAGCTTTGACCATGTAGAGGCGCTGCAGCAATCAGCTAAAGATAAAGCTGTAGCAGATAAAACAGCTGCAGAAGCAGCAAAAACAAAATACGAAAGCGGCGCTATCACGCTTAACCGGATGCGCGAAATGTTAGGCGAAGCGACGGTAGCAGGTGACGATACTTATTACTCAAAACCTGTAGACAATGGAAAAGCCCAAATTGAACAAGATCCTAAAAATTAAACTCCATGACAAAGACCTTAACACCGGACGAAATAATAGCCGCGAAAAGGGCAAAGGAGTACGCCGTAAAAACGGTGACCCTGGAAAAGAAGGACGGCAACGACCCGGCTACGATCCTGGACGTGGACACGACGAAAAGGATAGTAACGGGGCTGTATAATACGGCGCTGTACTTCGATAGCGATTACGATGTGATCCTACCAGGGGCTAACAAAAAATCCATTGAAGAGCGCGGCCCCGCCAGCAACGCTACGCAAAAGATTAAGCACTTAATGGATCATGAATGGAATACGGACAAGATGCCCGGCCGTATTACGCTTTTAGAAGAACGTAAAGTACAATGGCAGGGCCGCGAGATACACGGCACATACTTTGAAATGCAGTGTAGCAAATCCCGGTATGGTGACGACGTACTAATTAACTATCAGGAAAAGATCTACGATAACCATAGCGAGGGATTCCGCTATATGGCGGGCGAATTCGTAGAGAAAGGCAGCGATTTGTGGGATACCTGGTTGCCGTTACTGATCAACCCCGAAGATGCGGAAGCCGCTGGCTTTATGTTCATCTGGTCAGAACTGAAAATGTATGAAGGTAGCACTGTAGCCTTTGGCGCTAATAGCCTTACCCCTTATTTGGGTGTTAAGTCCATGAACAAAGACGCATTGCTGCTCAAACTTAACGGGCGTATGGATTTGCTCACTAAACAGCTACGCGACGGTAAGCAAACCGACGAATGTATGCAGCAGTTTGAAATGCAAGCCTCGCAGATTAAGCAAATGATGGCTGAAATTTTTACTTTGCCGCTGTCTGAAAAAGACACCCTGATAAAGGGCCGTCAAGCAAACGACACGGAAAAGGGGTTAAATATTAATTCACTTTTAAATTGTTTCTAACATGAAACTGGTATTAAAAACTGACGGCTTGACGGGCGATAACTTAAAGTTCGTTGAAGCACTTAACTTGAAGTTTGCAGAACTTCCCGACGTGATTACCACCGCCGACGTTCAAAGTACCATAAAAGGTATGGTCAAAGGACTGTGGAACGAAAAGGGAGAAGTAACTGTAGACTTTGAAAAGCTGGCAGGTCTGTACGAAAAAACCTTTGGCGATGGCGAAGATAGCCTGCAGGTGATCCTGAAGAAACAGGGTACCATTATCAACGAGTTGAAAGAGTTAGGCAAACCCGGTGATAGCCGTGTAAAGTCTATACGCGATCAGCTTAAAGAATTTCACGAAAAGAACGCCGATAAGCTGCAGGCATTCATTTCCGGCGAAGCTAAGAACTTCGGAGCTATCATAGATCCGGGTACAAAAGCTATGCACGGTGGTATCGTGATCAAAGCAGCGGTTACTATGGGTGTTGTTACTTCCAGCAACGGAAGTATATTTACCCCTGGCGTAGAAGTTATGCCGGGCCTCGTAGATCTTAACCGTAACCGTCCTTTCCTGGAACAGTACGCAAATACCGCCGGCACCAGTCGCGCGCGTATCGTGTGGACTGAAAAGTTCAACCCGCAAGGTCAAGCCGGGTGGCTGGCTGAAGGTGGCGTTAAGCCTCTTATTTCCTTTGAGTGGAAGGAATACGAAAGCTACGCTAAAAAGGTAGCCGCGAAAATCAAAGTGTCCACCGAAGCACTGCAGGACGTTGATTGGTTGGCTGCTGAAATTGAAACTGAATTGCAGTACCAGGTAGATATTGCAGTAGATGCAGGTCTACTTTCCGGTACCGGGGACGGAACCAGCGGTGCTACACAGCTGAAAGGTTTAACCGAATACGCGCCCGGCTACGTGCTTACTAACATTGTAACCACAGACGCTAACGATTATGACGCCATCCGTGCTGCCTACACTCAACCGCAAAGCCTTAATTTCCTGCCTTCTCACGTATTCATTAACCCGATTGATGCGGCTAACATGGACCTGGTGAAAGACGATAACGGCCGTCCGCTGGTAAAAGAATACCGCGATAGCAATAACCGTATTTTCCGCCTGCAGCCGGTAGAAACAAACCAAATTCCGGTGGGCTCTTTCCTGTTGGGAGATATGAGCCGGTTTAAAGTTCGTAACTATCAGCCTTTTGCGGTGTACTACGGTTGGGTAAATGATGATTTTGAGAAAAATCTCGTTACCATTATCGGGGAAAGAAGGTTGCACGACTTCGTAGCGACTAACGATTTAGGCGCCTTCGTTTACGATACTTTCGCAAACGTAAAAACCGCTATTACTGCACCTTAATCCGGTGTAGTAATAGTTCCTATTACATAACAAAAATTTATAACCTTAATTACTTAAACAATGGCAAAGAAAACAGATAAGGACGGTACCGAAATTATCGACCTGACCGAAAAGAAAACGGTGTACGCAACCAAAGATGCGCCGCACCACGAATTAGGCGCGGAGATATCCGTACACCCTAAAGTAGCCGCCTCTTTTATCGAAAAAGGTTTTGCAACGGAAAAAGCACCGGCAGGTGTTAAGCCAAAAGGCAAAACCGGCAAAGCAGCAAAAGAGGATGAAAACAACGACGACGATAACGATTTGATGTAATCACTTGTCATGATTGTAAACGCAACATATTTCCAGGGCGACACGCATATAGCGCAGAAGGCAACACCGGCAGTGCTGGAAAAGCTGAATTTATACATTAGTAAGTATGAACCGGCTTACCTGCAGACCGTCTTAGGCTATGCGCTATATAAAGCGTTTAACACCGGCTTGCAGTTAGATCCGATCCCGGCTAAATGGGTTCGTCTCCGTGATGGCGGCGAATATACAAACCGCTATGGCTATCTTGCAAAATGGGCGGGTTTTTCCGACATACCCACTACCCCAATTACCAATTACATTTACTGGCAATTTGTGCGCAGTGAGTCTAAGTATTTGGTGGGATCAGGGGCCGTAGAGGCTAAAACGGAAAACGCTAAACGTGTGAGTCCTGCAGAGCTGCAGGTGCGCGCCTGGAATGAAATGGTAGAAGGTAACCGGAACTTAGCTGCTTTCATCGTTGATAATCCCGACGATTACGGTGAATACGGCCCGTACTACTATCACAGCTATTACTGTCATGCCTGGAATTCAGATTTTTGTCATACCGGTACGGATAGTCGGTATTCAATGTTCCAAACTACAAACGCATTCGGCATATAATGGAAAGGCGCTACATAGTAGAAATAATGGCAGATATTGTACTGCAGGTGCAAAGCAAATTGCTTTCTACCCTGCAGGCTTACGAGCCGACAATAGAAGCCGTAAACTACCTATTCGGGCATCCGGTGGAAATCCTGGAAACGCTACGCCAAATGAGCGAAGCGCCAACCCTGGAATTTAAACGGTATCCCCTGGTAGCCCTGTTCACCGATATAGAAGAGCATAAAGGCCGTAAAGGGATATACAGTACAGCAGAATTAACGCTGTTGGTAGTACATCATACGCAGCCTGAATACAAAGCGGCTGAACGTCTGGTTAAGAATTTTAAACCAGTAATACACCCGGTAGTAGATGCTCTTTTAGACGGAATAGCCGATAGCCCCTACTTTATGGAGCTGGAAAAGGAAATGATCGAAAGAACAGAAACCGACCAGTACTACATAGGTAGACAAGGCACGGCGGGCGGAGAGGCAAACACAACTAACGATTACCTGGACGGTACCCGTATTGTGGCTAACTTAACGGTTAATCCTTCCTGTATTTTAAAACCTTTAATCACTAACATATCATGAAAAAATTAATAGCTATTGGCGTTATCGCGGCCCTGGTTTTTACCATGCCGACCTTTGCGCAAACCAACACGGCTACGGTAATGTCGCCGGCCCTGGATACCCTTACGAATGTTGATACGAGTAACTTAGTACTGAAAGTACCAGGATCAAACAACATATTGACCGTTCAGCTGAACGTCGTAAAGCTCACAGGAACCACCGCCGGCACGGCCACCCTGCAGGGTAGTTTAGACGGGCTGAATTATAAGGATATTAAAGGCGCGGACACACTTACCCTTGCAAATGCCAGTCAGGTGTTTCATTGGGTACAACCACGTTCTAACTATCTATACTATAAGGTCAGAACGTTAGGCACAGGAACGCAAAGCACACAATTGAAAGCGTACCTGTTATTCCGGCCTTAGACCCGCCGTAAAGGGCTAAAAAGTGGCAAAAACGTATATCATACTTTCACCTAATAAATTTTAAAATCATGCCTGAATTAAATAAAGCGGCGTGCGCTATTAACCTGATGAACACAGGTACCGGCGAATGTGTGATAGATCCAAAGTTAATACGCGGCGCAATCCGTACACCTAAAGGCAAGATCTTTAACGCGACTGAACTGTTAGCGTTACAGGTTACTTTAGCAGCCGCACGGCTTGCAGCGTTGAAATCTAACCGGATCTTTCCCATAGATGGCTTTACCACGCCTACGGATAACTCCGAAGAGACAGTATTTCAAACGATGGGTGACGGCTCACAGGTACCTGTGCGTGACGGGCATTATCGCTGGCTGTTTCAATACCAGAAAGGCGGCCTTTGCAAATCCATTGCGTTACGGTCGCACAATTTCCAGGACACCGAATGGTTATTTTTCGATGATAACAACCTGCTGATAGGCTACCGTCGTCAAATCACTCCGGGCGTATATGGCCTGGCAGGTATTCCGTTAGTATTTCACGCCATGCCGTGGAAAATGGCTACCGGCTCTGAAGTATCGGCGTATCGTGTAATGTTCGATTTTGAAGCAAAATACATCAATGACTACCTGGGCTTCGTGCAGGCCGATTTTCCGCTGTCTGAAATACAGGGGTTGCAGAACCTCGTATTAAGACAGACAGGCGCCAGTGCTGCCGGTGTTATTAAAATACAGGTGTTGGCCGGTTGTGATTATGCAAATCAGTATGATTTGTATAACACCGAATTGGCCGCCGTTGGTTTGTGGACGGCCATAAACGCAGCTACCGGTAACGCTATCAGCCTTACCAGCGTCGTAGCTGATCCAAACGCAAAAGCCTTCACTATTACACTTACAGCTGCAGACCCGGATTATCCGGCTATCGCTGGCGGTTTGGTAACACTTAACCTTGCAGACCCCGCAGCCCTGGATGCTGCAGACGTAAGCGGTTATGAAGGTATTCCCGTAACGGTTCAACGCGGCTAAAGAGTAGCTGCGTTTGACGCAAAACAAGCGTATGAAAAAGCCTAAGTATTTTACCGAAAAGTCTTTTAATAAAGACAAGCTGCAGGGCTGGACGATGGCGCAATTTGTCGAGCGATACAAAGACCAGTTAGACCCGGACGAGCTTACACAAGCCGCCCACCTGATTGGTATAGCGGATGCGCCGGCCGAAGCAAACGCCATACCACAGGGTAAGCCTGCAGGCGGTAAAAAAGCAATCAAAGAAGCAGACGAAGAAGAAAAGGCCGGTAGTTAACCGGCTTTTTCTTTTTAAACTACCACGCCATGACTACCGTATTAGACTTTATGAAAAGGTTGGAAAAGGTAAACATTATGGAGTTGGCAGCCGAAGCGATGTATAACACGCGTACTGAATACATAAAGTGGCAACAGCAACAAATGCGTGCTGGTAAACTCAGTACGGGAGCCGATATAAAGCCACGATACGCACGGCGCACCATATTCATTAAGATAAAAAAGGGACAACCCTACGACCGGGTAACGCTGAAAGACACAGGCGATTTTTATAAAGGTGTATTTATCGACGTAAGAGACAGAACGTTTGTTGTGGATTCGACCGACTGGAAAAGCTATAAGCTGATGCTTAAATACAGTAAGAACATTTTTATTTTAGGCACGCAGTATAAAAACGGATACCTGGCTGACTTCTACCCGGTATTCATGAATCTTCTAAAGAAAAAATTAGGGTTGATATGAACATGTTAAATGTATTCCGCAAAAAGCCTGAACCAATATTAAGGCACACCCCCGTTAAGATGCACACCTGCAGCAGCTTATTGCTGTGTAATTATATAACTTGTCAAGTGGACGGCGTCTTAGATTCGTTGGTTATTCAGGGTGAAGCCTCCGAAATGGACAAGGCTTTAGCATGGCAGCACATCAATGAAGAGTTTTACGACCTTAGCGCCAATAAACAGGCTACATATGAATTAACCCTATGCGCAGAACTGGAAGCCCTGAACTATAAGATTATTGTTATCCAAAACACCACCGATATTTTAAAGCAGTATCGCGTAGACGAGTTAGTAGATATCCTGCATAAAATGGGGTTTAGATTCCCTTTCAACCATAACGACGAAGCCCAATACCACAAAGATTTAAAACGCGTGTTATCACGCGCGAAAAGCCTTATAGTTGAATACAATGATAAGGCTGCACAGTTAGAAAAGATCAGTGGCACCCGTAAAGATAACGGGCCTATTGATCGAACCTACTACGATAAAGTGTTAGCGGTGCTATCCAAATTTAACGGCTATGAGATTGACGAAAAACGTATAACCGTTAGCCGTTACATATCAATACTGAATGTTTATATCACACATTGCGAACAGTTAAACGCACAAAGCCATGCCCGAAGGTAGAATAGACGATATCGTAAACGATTCGGAAACCTCGAAGCAGTTAGATAAATTATACGATCAGCTGCAGAAGGTTGTACAGATTATCCGCCTGATAAACGAAGCCGGGGGAAAAATAAATCTTAATAAAGGTTTATCCGAATCTACTATAGCCGCACAACAGGCGCGTGCGGAAACTGAAAAGCTAAAGCTGGCAAAAGCGGAACTGCTTAAACAGGAACAAGCCGTTAAACTGGCAGCGCAACAAGCGGCTGCAGCGGATGCACAACGCGCGCGTAACGCACACGCTGCAGCTGAACAGCAGAAAAAAGACGACGAGCAAAAGCGCCGTGATATAAAGATGAACGACGAAGCCGCAACCGCTGCAGCGAAGAGAAGAAAAGAGCAAGACGAAGCAGCAGCCCGGCAACGTAGAAAGATGCGGGAAGATGAAGCCGAAGCGGCCCGTAAAGCCAAAGCGGCGGCTAAGGCCGCATCATTGGGTGAAGAGGGTAGCTTAAACAGATTGCGCGATGAACTGAATAAAGCCCGTAGAGCCTATGACGCTTTAGGTGAAGCGGCCCGGAATGCAACATCGGGTAAGGGGTTACTGGATCAAATACAAATGTTGGACGAGCAAGTTAAAAAGCTCGAAGCCGAAACCGGACGCTTTCAAAAGAATGTGGGTAACTACCCTAATCCGGGAGCGCAGGTAGTGGGTGGCGTACAAAGTCTTTTAGCGGCGGCCGGCATAACCGCCAGCGCATCGGCTATATTCCAATCTAATTATGAAGTATCCGATCAGTTGGCAGACCTACAGCGCATTATGGGCGTGACGGCGAAAGAATCGGATAACCTGTTAGAATCTTTAAAAAAGCTGGATACCCGTACAAGTATTCAAGGGCTTTTAAACATATCCATCATAGCGGCTAAAGCCGGCGTAGCAAAAGACGATATAGCCGGCGTTACGGCCGCCATAGATCAGCTGGTTGTGGTGTTAGGCTCTGAGTTGGGAGACGCTGACCAGGTAACGGAAAGCCTGGTTAAGATAGTAAACATTTTCAGTAAAGACGGTCGCGTAACAGGGGAGGCGTTAAGTTCCATAGGTAACGCCATATTGGAACTGGCTAACGCCGGTGTTGCGTCCGGGCCTTTCCTGGTTGATTATGCACAACGTTTGGCCGGCATAGCCAAAACGGCTAATTTCTCTTTGAGTGCGGCGTTAGGACTGGCTGCAGGTTTTGAAGAATTGGGCCAAAGCGCCGAAGTTGCCGGCACTGCAACGCAAACCATTCTATCTAAGATAGCCACCGACGTACCTAAGTTTGCAAAATTGGCAGGTAAGAGCATCGAAGAGTTTACAAAAACACTGAGAGAGCGCCCCGCCGAAGCAATTATAGAAGTGTCGGAAGCCCTGGTTAAAGGAAAAAAAGGTTTTGACGATATAGCCAGTGCCGCTAAAGATGTAGAGGCTAAAGGCCGTGTATCTGCGATCCTGGGTACTATCGGTGCAAATGCTGATAAGTTCAGGCAGAAGATAGAATTAGCCAGTAAGGCTATGAATGACCAGCAAAATGTAGCGGATCAATTTGCGCTGAAAAACAATACACTGGCTGCTAGTTTTGATAAACTGAAAAACGCTATTATCGAATTAACCACTAATCCCAACAGTTCGATAGGGCAGTTCTTTAAGGCTTTAATTGATGGCGCCAGTAAATCAATATACGCTATTGAATTGTTGGCTAAAAAGATGCGGCAGTTCGATACTAGCGATACCAGTAGCGAAAACCTTTCAAAACTAGCAGGCGGTAAAAAATATGCCGGTTTAAGACAGGGTTACGTACCTACTACCGACGAGTTTAACGAAGCCTTTGCGAATGCAATACAGGAACGTAAGGACGACCAAAAAAGTTTTATCGCGGCTTTCGCTAAGAAAACTAAAGAAGAGCAAATAAAAGAGCTTGAAGATATAAAGCAAGCCGTAAAGGATTCCGGCGAAGCGTATGCCCGGTATTCAAAAGAGTTCGGAAAAACAAGCCCGGTGGCAATTAGCACGGTAATAGGTATGCAGGGCTTTGCATTCCGGTTGCAGGAAGCAAAGAAAATAATGGACGGCACGGCAACGGATAAGCCGGTAGATACTTCTGTATCTGAACACGAATTAACCGACAAAGAAAAAGCAAAACTGCAACGCCTGGCGGAAGCCAGAGCCAAAGCCAACGAACGGGAAATACAGGCACGCGCAGACGCTAATAAGTTTGATTTGCAAACGCAGATAGAAGCGCAGAAGGAGATATTAGAAAACGAGAAAAACGGATTAGCTGAAAGGCTCATAGCTAATGATGAATACTACCGGTTAAAAGATAAGTTAGCCGAAGAGGATATTAATTATCAAAAGCAAAAAGTTAAACAGGAAGTAGGCGTAGGAAAGGCCACGGCTTTAGAACTGGCAACCCTAGATAAAAAGTTAGAATACGACAAATCCAAAAACCAAAAAGAATCCGGCGCCAACACGTATAAAATACTAAGCGATAACGCCGACGCGCAAACGAAAAGGCTATTAGCTGAAAACGAAAAACAGAAAGAGGCGTTAGACAAAGCGGGCAATGAAGAACTGGAACGCAACCAAAAATTTTACACGTCCGGGCTTATAAATAAAGAGCAGTACGAAGCGGAAAAGTTACGCATAGCAAATAAATATGCAATACTTGGACTTCAGGCCGATTTAGAAGTTCAGCAGCAGGTGTTAGAAATAATGAAGCAGCGCGGCGTACCTGTAGAAGATCAGGAAGCTAAGTTACTCGCTATACGAAACAAAATACGCGACCTAGATTTAAAGTACTTTGACGATACGGAAAAATCCAAAACGGATAAAGAAAAAACCGAAGCCGCTAAACGTGAAGAGCTGCGCAAAAAGGAAATTGAGAGCGTAAAACAGCTGGCTAAGGAATCAGTAGGAGCTATTTTTGCTATTTTCGATGCCACTTTTGAGAATCAGAAAAACGAGGTTCAGGATCAAATAGACCTTTTAGATAAAAACACGCAAAAGGAAATAGAAGCAGTGGACAAGTCCACCGATAGCGCACAAAATAAAGCGGATAAGATAGCCGTTATTAATGCACGGGCGGCCGCTCAAAAAGATGCCTTAGAGCGCCGGCAAAGGCAGATAGACCAGGAAAAAGCGCGTTTTGACAGGCTTAAATCTATCGGTGAAATAGTGGCCGGCACGGCGGTTAACATTGTGAAGGTGTTCCCAAATCCGGTATTAATCGCTTTGGCTGCAGCTATTGGCGCCGCGCAGCTGGCACAGGTTTTAGCAACACCTATACCCCGTTACCGGCACGGTACTAAAAACCACCCCGGGGGCCCGGCAATGGTTAATGACGGTAGCCAGTTAGAGGTTTTAGAATCG